TCCCTAACAAAGAATGGCATGATTATCTACACGTAGGCACTTTAGCTTATTTAAATTTCTTCCCGAAAGAAGTTCCTTTATTGATTAAATTATTTAAGGATGAGGCACAAGAAGCCGTTTATAATAGTATAGAAAATTTAGCTCGCAGTATTAAGGGTAATAAAGAAGGTCGCAAGATACACATAGAAACCGGAGAGCAAAAAGAAGAGCATGAGTTTTATATCCGTCATAAAGATTACAAGCATGAAGGTGATTATAGAACTAATTATATAGGATTCTCATATAAGATATTCGCCTTATATCAAGCCTATATATTCGCCAAACAGCAGAAAATAGACTACATTATCTGGCTAGATGCTGATGTATTGGCAAAGACAGAAATTGCAATGGAAGATATAGAGAAGTGGCATAACGGGGCAGACATTGCCTATCTAGGCCGTAAAGATTGGGATCATTCAGAGTGTGGGCTTGTTATCTATAAGACGGAGGCTGTCGGGGATTTTATTGAGCAATTCCATAATATGTATACCCATGATGCTGCATTACAGTTGGAACAGCATCATGACAGTTATATCTTCGATAAGTTAAGAGAGAAACATAGCCACCTAACGTACCATAATATCTCTGAGAACATATCAGGTCGTGATGTATTTAATATTTCTCCTTTAGGTGAGAAACTGCATCATTACAAAGGCCCATTAGAGAAGAAGAAGCTATTAGAAAAGGTTAAAGGAATACAAGGTGATTTTAATCCTAGTGCTACCACTAATCGCGTAGTTGGGGTTAATGATGTTGTAATTAAAACCAAGAATTGTGTAGATAAAGAAAAGATTAGAGAGCATATAGCGAAAAATATACGATTAATAAGAAATTGGTACGCTCCTTGTAAGCAAACAGATGAAACTATAATTATTTGTAGTGCTGGTCCATCACTAGATCCATTAGTAGTGAAAAAGTATTACGATGCAGGATGTAAGATTGTAGCAGTTAAACACGCTATAAAATCGTTACATTCGGCGGGTATAATTCCTTGGGCAGTTATTCTACTAGATCCACGCTCCCATGTTAGTAATTTCATAGATGATATACATCCAGCCTCATTAGTATTTGTGGCCTCTATGGTTGATCCTGGTGTAGTAGAAAGGTTGTTAGAAAGGAAAGCCAGAGTCATAGGCTATCACGTGGCAGTAGGTGCAAACGAAGAGGATTTTTTAGGTAACGGCGATTGTCTAATTATTGGAGGTTCGGCAACTTCAACTAGAGGAATATCTCTTTTGGAGGGCTTAGGATTTAGAAATATGGAATTGTTTGGATATGATTGTTCGTATCATGAGAAGCCAAATTTGCAAGAAAAGAAAGATAATGGTACATTAAAATACGAGGAAGTTACGCTCGAAGTAGAAACCTACGGCACTAAAAAGATTAAGCGTACCTTTTGGACTGAAGGGCAGTTTCTTGCTCAGTTACAAGAATTTCGTAATTTCTACTTCTTAAGGGATCGCCTCAATCTTAAAATTCATGGTGATGGAATGATACCTTGGGTATGGAGGAATAAGCTATATTACAAGGACTACCTGAAAAAGAAAGATCAAGAAGATAATGATAAAGCTTTTCATCTAGATGACTATATCAATAGGTTAAATTTTAATGGGTAGAAAGAACAAGGCAGAGTCTAAGATTAAAGTAAGGAACAAAGATCCTCTTAATCTGGCTGCACATTTTGAGCTTAAAGAGCTTTATAATTTAGGCCAGAAGTGCCATCAACTTTATACAGAAGATGAGCAAAGTAGGTCTGAATGGTTGGCTACGCACACTACATATCTAGAGATCTACCACCAGAAGGATAATTACGATAATAATTTTTCTAGTGATTTTAACAGCTCAGATGCTAGGGTTCCTCTATTAACAGAGTCGTGTTTGGGATTCCAGGCACGAGCATATAAAGCTATCTTTCCACAGCGCTCTTTTATCGCTACTACTTCTATGGAAGATATTTCTCAGGAAGAGCAACAAAGGGCTGAGAGAGTAGCAAAATGGATGAATTACGATCTCAATTTCAGACAGCGCAGATATAAGCGCGATAAGAAGCGTATGTTACTTGCTGCTGCATTGATGGGAAGTGATTTCAGCAAGACGTATCCAGATCCAGTTACTGGCTTACCTAAGGTAGAGCGTGTAAGAGCGCAAGATTTTGTGGTATGTTATGGGACTGGTCCAAGGGAACTAGAAGATGTAAGGCGTAAAACCCATAAAATTACTATGGATATTAATAAGGCTAAAAAGCTTTATAGAGATGGCTTTTTTTCTGCATTACCAATAGAATCAGACGCTACATACGAAGACCCAGGAGAGATGCAATCAGTAGAGAATGACGCAGAAGGCGTGCATGAGGTAGGAAAAGACGGTAAAACAGCTATTATCCTAGAACAGCATACTTGGTATGATTTAGATGGGGACGGTATAGAGGAGCCTATTATTGTCTGGGTTGATAATAATAGTAAAAAGGTTTTAAGGGTAGCAGCGCGTTATAAAATAAATGATCTCGATAAAAGACCCGTTGAGTATTTCACGCATTATTCATTTATTGATAATACAGATGGTTTTTATGGCTTTGGGTATGGTCATCTTATTGCTAAGTTGAACACCGCATTAAATCAAATGTTACGTAATTCTCTGGATGCAGGAGAATTGGCAAATGCTGGGAATATGGGCGGCTTCATAGCAGAGAGTGTAGGTATAAAGGGTGGGGAAATAGAAGTTCCTATCGGAAAGTTTACCAAAGTACCGCGCTCTACAGAGGATTTGCAAAAAGCTATTTATCAAATGCAATTCCCTGGACCTAATGTCGCTTATGTTGGTTTGATTGAATTCCTACAATCAACCATACAGAGATTATCCAACACTACAGAGGCTGTAAGTGGAGATGTATCTAAAGTTTATCAGCCTATGACCATCCTAACCATGCTAGAGCAAAGCCTTCAAATGCCTAGTTCTATCATGGAAAACTTAGCTCTAGCGATGGAAAGCGAGTTAGAGAAGATCTTAGTTGTTGCTAGGGAAAATGCTTCTGTTATCCAAACTTTCACACATGAAGATGAGAAAGTAAGTGTGACTAAAGAAGATTTCCAGGGCGCTACGAGGGTCTATCCCATCATGGACCCTAGATCGGTAACTAAACAGCAGAAAATGGCAAAAGCACAAAGTGTGTATCAATTAGCCGCTACCAATCCGTTAATAGCTAATGATATGAATTCCATGTATACTGTGACAAAACAGGTTTTAGAGTCCATGGAAGTGCAAGATATTGATATGATCTTGAAAGAACCACAGAATCAGAAGCCAGAAAAAATAGATGACCAGTATGAAGAAAATATGTTCTTCCTTATGCCACCACAAGATAAACCTTTATTTGATGTATTTCCAGACCAAGATCATGCAACCCATATCAAGATAATAAACGAACTAATAAAGGGCTTCGAGAAGCAACAAATGGGCACTGGTAAGATGGATATAACAGAAGAAGGTATGCAGGCTATCCTAATGCACAAACAGAAACACGTAGCTTTTTTATACGGACAAACTCATGGAGTATTTAATGGACAGGGACAGTTGGGCGTTATGGAAACGGAGGCCGGAGACGCAGCACTTCTTGAAGCACTTGCAAGCGAACTTTCAATGGGTGGAGGGTCTTTTGGTTTGCCCGCCGGAGAAAGTGGAACGGTATCGGGGGCAGGCGGAGGTTTTGAGGGAAGCGGAGAATTACCTGGAGAAGGGGTACTTGAGCGAGTTCCATTAGATCAACGAAATGTAGGAGTTACACAATGAATCAAATAACACGATTATTAACACTAGAAGAAATATGCACTAGAGTTGCAGAGGGTAATGTTACACCAGAGATTACTCTTAAGGCATTTAATCTGCAGTCTAAGAAGAAGCAAGGACAGATTAGGGCAAAAGAAGATCCAGCAGCAATACGTGAAGTTAGGGCTAGAGTTAGGCGTAAATCAGTGGAAGAATAATGTCTAATATAAGAACCATCATAGTATACAACCAGGAAACAAAAGAGA